CGGATCGGTCGTGATCATCGACGGAACTTCCTTGCCGTTTACAAACGAGCCAGAAAGCTTCTTGAGCTTGTCCTTAGGCATGTGCTATCTCCCCAAAGTAGCTGAACACGGGCTTCTCGACCGGGTTCGATGGATTTCTGGTCGCGTGTCGTACGGCGAGAGCAAGCGCCATAACGGCGTCTGTCTCTAGCTTCTTGTCGTCCAGCTTGTAACCGAGCAACTGGCGTCGGACTTCCATCCATACTCCCTTGCGCGGCAGCTTGAGCTGGCCACGGTCGATCACCGCCTTGAGGTCGCCCAGCAGCTCGAGCTTCTTGGCCCGAGTACCGCCGAAGTCATAGTCCCTCAGTGGCTTGATGATGTTAAACTCTTGGCGGAACAGCTTACCGCCAAACCCCGTGGAGTCCACGATGGTCGTGCAGTAGGAGCCGTCCTGCCCATAGAGTAGGTGCCCCTCTCGCACCATGTTGATAACTGCAGGGATCGTCTGCTTGCCAATCTTACGCTTGCAGCGGACGCCTGCCAAGAACTCTCGTTCAGTGTAGTCAATGGTAATAGCCCATGTCGCATCGGAGGAGATCCCTGGGTCTACGCCCTGAGCGTAGCGTCGGGTCTTCACTGGCTGTGTCTCTTCGTCAAGCTCAACGAACGACTTCTCCACCATCTCGGAGTTGAAGTACGCGTCTCGTGACTCGATGAAGTAGCCGTCGATGTTCTGTGGGACAAGATATTCTGCCTGCTGTCGGAGGATAGACTCGAAGGTGGCGGAGTTGAGGCCATAGCCAACGTTGTCCCTGGTCGACAGCCGGAAGCTGAAGAACTGTTCGTCTCGGTTCGGGTTGGCTGGGTTGCCCAGCTCCCATAGGTCTGAGTAATCGTTAATTCCCTCGGTCGGGGTGCCGATGAAGTGCAGCTGTCCCCCGGTTGATAGTCGTCGGAGGTTCAAGACCTCTTGGTAGATCATAAGTAGGTGCGGCTCGAATGCCGCCTCGTCGAAGGAGATGCCGTTCATGTCCTTGCCGAGCAGGGCCTTAGCCTTGTCCTGAGTAGTACGGAAGTGGATATTTGCGCCACCGAATACTGGGTGCACACGGATCCAAAGATACTCCCCACGGTACTTCTTGTCGAAGATGTAGACTGGACCGATCTCTTTGGTGATTGGGCATCCACGTCCCTTCTGTGCCGGGTGGGATCCCTGGAATAGCATCGACAGTTCTCGGTGCACGAGCTCAGCTGTCTCTTGCTGGATGCCGATGTGGTACCACTCGTACGGCTCGTTCGACCAGCGCTCGGCGTCTTCCTTGCTACCCTGATCGGGGACACGGAGTCCGAGCTTGTAGGTTGCAGAGTGCAGAATGCCTACTGCCATTCCGAGCGTCTTTCCTGCCCGGTTGCCAGCAGAGCACACGGTAGTAAGGTACTTCGGTCGGTATCCCGACTCATCGCGTGCAGCAATCCCCTCAAGCCAGGCAAGCTGTCCTGGGTTCAACTCAATGCCAAGCCAGCGAGAAGCAAAGAATCCAATGTCGACTCTTCCTTTCGCTAGATCCTTAGCGATTTCGTTGGTGAGTTTCACTACTTTACCTTACCTCGTGCAACGGACTTTCGGTTGGCTTCAAGCTGGTCCATCTGATGCTGGAATAGAAGCGTCTTGTAGCTTCCAAGCTTCTTTGACTGTCGTGCGCTGGTGCCAGCCTTGAGACCTCGTGCTCGGTCCATCCGCAGGAGAGCTGAGCTTGTCTTTGCTGAAGGAGCTGTCATGCCCTTCTTCTTGGTCTTCGTCTTCATACGGCCTTCTTTCTATTCTTATTCCTTGCGCTGATAGCCTTAGCCTTCGACTTAGCGTCTGCCTTGCTGCTAGCTCCCCACGCCTGCAGGGAGAGAAGCAACCGCGTGGGCCGTCCCTTTGAGTCCCGCTCCGGCCCTGGCATGTTACCCATGCGAGCCAGGAACGAAGCCCGACGCGGATTATCCCCAGACTTAACCGGGGCCTTCAGCGTGCCACCCTTGTAGGAAGCACGACCTTTAGCGTTCAGACCACCGGCAGGATTCTTCCCCTCTTTTCGAGTCCATGCTGGTGTCTTAGGCATACTTCTTCTTTCCCTTTTTGGCGGTCTTAGCAGAGTCTCGGAAAGACTTCTCGGTCGGTGCGCCTTTGGCGCCTACCTTGCGCATCTTCTCGCCAGAGCCAGAGGCAATCCTCTTTCGCTTAGCGTGAATGTTGGCGTACAGCCCTGGCTTAGCCACGCTGTGCCACCGTGCGGGTTCCTCGAAGGGTCTTGCCACCCTTGGCAGCCTTTTGGAACTTTTCTTTGCCGTACTTCTTGCGACCGATTGCGGCAGCAAGAGCCTTAGGATCCTTGGCCCCCTTGGCTGCAAGCTTCTTAGTAAGCTTCTTGAATCCTACGTACGCCATTATCGTGTACCGCCACGTGGCTTCCCGGGCTTGCCTGGCTTCTTGCTAGGCATAGCTGGCTGGTTGTATCGACGGTACCTATAGTTCTCTGCACCTGATCGTGTATCGTCGCTCGCAATTCCACCTGAATACTTGCTTCGTGTAGTTGCCATCGTGCTAGCTGGCGACTTGCGGTTTGGCGCAAGTGTGCCTGGCTTTGGCTTCTCGATGATAATATCTTTACCCTTCTTGCCGGAAGTGCCAGGTCGCTGTGTGGACTTGGCCCCGCCGCCTCGGCCTGCATCAACGGAGAATCCCTTCTCCTTGGCGACCTTGGTCTTGCCCTTGCCATACGTCGTGGTCCCTGTTGGGTTGTTCTGGCTGACAGACTTGCGCTTGCCCTGCTTAAGGGTTCCGAGAGCAACTCGATAGTTATCGATCTGTGCCCACACGCGCTTCTTGCCAGTCATGGTCTTGAACTTGTTGCTTCGTGTAAACGCAACAAGCTTATTGAGGTCGGCCTTAAGAGCTGCCTTGCCCTTTCCGGTCGTCTTGCCAGTAACCTCTACTTTGGAGGCGTCTTTAACGCCAACCTTCTTCTCTGCCATTATTCCTCTCCCTTATCCCCGAATGCCTTATCGTTCGGGTTCAACCATCGGATTGCAACTGGTACAACCGCAGCTACTCCTGCACCAACGACCGACTTCCATCCGTCGCCGTCCAGATCAAATGCACCGCCACCGAGCACAAGGAACTGTGCCAGGCATGCGGCAAGAAACGAACGTCCCCAGGACGCCAAGGTTGCCTTAAGCTCCTTGCTCATCTGTAACCTCCATTGCTGTGCCTTCTACCAAATATCCGCCGCCTAGAATCCCAGCCATTGAGATGGCCAGCTCGCGGTCAGCGCTTTTCTCTTTGCGTCGGTCGATCATCTCCTGTGCTCGTAGACCCTCCGACAGGGTGGGGATGACATCCCCGTTCTCTACCATTTTGTATACGTAGTGGCTGACCAGCTTGGCGAGGTCTCCGTTGGAAGATTCCACTTTCACCGCCTGCTGTATGTTCTTTGCCAGGTCCCTGCGGGCCTTGATGTGATCCGGAGAGGTGTGCTGGCGTCGGTGGTTTCCTAGCGTGATCCTGCTTACGTACTGGTTCTCGTCCTTCAAAGAGATCCCCTCTGCCATCTTCCTGTTGATTACGTCCACGAGTGGACTAGCGCACACCGTGCACTTATTCAGCAGCTTCATCCTCAACCACAGGGTCGGCTACTGGCTCGACCACTGGCTCCTCCACGGCTGGCTCCAGCGTAACCGGGTCTAGATTGGTGATATCTTCGTCAATAACCTTTGGCTCTGGTCCCACAATAGCCTCCACTTCTTCTTCGCTTAGACCTAGTCCTATAAGCTTTACCCTGGCCAGCTCAACGAGCGATGCCTGGATTGCCTCTTGCTCGTCTCTTTCCTCCGCCTCTTTTACCATCTTTGCATGAGCCTCCTCAAATGGGGCGGCCTCCTCCGGTGAAACTTCCTCCACCCTTATCTCGCCAGTCTCTATATCGAATACGGTTCTTGTCACTGTCATGTTAGTGGGCCCTCACCATAAATTTCTAGCGTTGTCCCTGCGATCCAGGAATTTGCAACATAAAAACCGAGGCTTACTATTGGGGACGTGATATTTATATCAAAAGCCCCCAGGTTCAATTGATTTCTATCGTTTGCAGATTGTCCTCCTCCAATGTAGTGACCCTGTTTAGTCTGGGTTGTCGAGGAATAGTTTAAAATAGTGATCTCGTACGCAGCCGACGGGACATAAGTGTTGTTCATCAACCCCTGTCTCCCTGGTCCAATATACCAAAATGCCGAGTACGAAGGGTAGTAGCTGTTCGTGTCCAGGGTCAAACCGGTTGTTACAAAATTGCTATACGACGCATTAACAAACCCCTGGATGTACGAGGCTGATGTATTCGAGCTCTTTGCGTTTCTGATTATTACCCTAAGGTGCCTATACGTTTGAGGGATACCACCTGCTGAAAGAAATTGGCTTGCTGTGGTTAACACCCCGGCAACCAATAAGTTTCCGTATTGTGGAACCGGTGGGGTAATGCTTTGCCCTATTGATCGTACAGACATTAGCTAATCTCCACGCCGTAGGCCGTCACGTCAACGTTCCCACCAGTACCAGCTTGAACCTGCAGCTTTTCTCCTGCTTCAAGTACAACGCCGGTGACTTGAGTGACGTTTCCAGACACCATTGGGATGCTCTGTGCAACGGTGTTTACGTAGTTGGTTACCGATACAGACCCAGTAGTCTGGGCTGTAACTTTTCCTATAAAGTCTGCCGTGTTAAAAGATTTATTTATACCGTAATGGAAAAGAGCCCACCGGTATGGGCCTGACGTTGTTGGGATTGCCCCCTGCAGCATGAACTACCGGAGCTGAAATTGTACCAGCGTTTAGGGATGGCGCCCCTCCTACGTAAGAAATCGATGAGTTTGCCGCTGCCGCATTCAACCCGAGGCTCCATACATAAAACTTGGTATCTGTTCCCAGGAATCCAACAAGTGTTGAGTCAGGTGACCAATCAACAAGATCTTGGTGTCTTGTGCTTACAGGAAGAGAGGCACCGGATGAGTGTGTATGCTCCCACACTCCAGTCCCGGAGTTCCTGGTATAAATAACCATAACGCTGTTAGTGTTCCCGGATCCACTGTAGCTTCTCCTGTAGAATACAGCAAGTCGCTGCCCGTCAGGGCTGAATTTTAGCGCGGTTACTGGCCTAGCGTCGCTTTGTGGAACCGTTACTCCAGTTGGCAGGGCAGGGAAAACGTATGCCCCCTCGTACACTGCTCTGATAGCGTTTCCACTATTGAATCTGTTTTGTACCCTAAACCCTGGATGTGCATTAGCTGTCCAAGTAGGGATTTGAATGTTAAAGGTTCCGCCTGTGGTTTGTCCCATCGACCCCCAAGTCATTGTCGGTGTGGATATCGCATATATATCATGCGTGCTATTATAGTTGAACGGCCAGAACGTGCTCGCTGCTGGGGTGCTTTGGATAGCGTCGCTCCATGATCGATAAGTATAGGATCCAGCATGGATATACGCGTTTGCGCTAGAGTCTACTTCTGCTACCAAAATGTCGTATGATTGCCCACCGCCGTTAGAGAAATTGCTGGCTAGTATTAAACCATAGCCATTCCCAGCAAACCCAGGATCACCTAATGCAAATGGGGTTTCGTAAGACGATGTTCCAGCAACGTATCCATAGGATCCCCTCTGGGACGGTGAGTCAAAGTCATTCATCGTTACCCACTGGTAGTAGTTTGAGTTACTGGTGATAGTGCTGTGTCTATCTGATCCGAAAGTTGACAATAGCCTTTCGCTGCCAGAGTTACCGTAAGCAATGATAGAC